TTGACGGCCTCGGCGATCGCCGCGTTGATCCCGGCCGTGTCGGTCGGGTCCAGGTCGGCGATCGACGACAGGAACGCGCGGGAGTCCAGGAGGGCGTCGCCGTCGGCGCCGAGCCGTCCGGCCGCGCGCAGCACGGCGTTCTCGCGGTGCTGCGCGATGGTGGCGGCCTGCGCGGCGGCCAGCTTGGCCTCGACGGCGGCGGGGTCCAGCTGCTTCGCCTCGCCGGTGGACAGGCCGAGTGCCTCGGCGACCTTGTTCAGCAGGTCGCGCTGGCTGGTCGCGGCCTGTGCGGCCTCGGCGTTCTCCTTCGAGCGCTTCTCGTGCTGGCGGGACAGCGCCTTCCACTTCTCGGCCTCGGCCCGCCAGTCGGTGGTGTCCGTGGCCGTGGTGGTTGTCGCAGCGGTCTGGTCGGACGTGGCCGCCATGCCGGTGTCAGTGGCCGCGGTCGTGTCGGTCGCGGTGCTGCCGGCGTCGGTGGTCATGCCCTGCCTCCCGGGCTGTAGGGAACGGGTTCCTGGTGGTGCTAGTCGGTGGCCAGTATCGCACGCATGTTCGACAAGGTCACGTCGTGGCGTCAGATGGTTGTGGAATCCCCGACGTCGGATGCGCCGATCAGGTTCGAATCGGTCGGCGTGACGATCTCGCCCTCGATGTCCTGGACCTGCTGCCCGATGTCCTGCGGGTTGTTCATCGGGTTCGACAAAGTGAGGCGGGCCCGGTTGAACAGGTCCATGCCGAGCTGGTCGCGGATCGCCGCGACCTCTTCGGCCACCTGGTCCTTTGTCCAGTCGGGGTGGACCATTGTGACCTTGGTCTCGAGCGATGCGGCCTGCGCGGTCTCCAGCGCCACGACGGTCTGCGCCAGCTCGGACGTGGACGGCAGCACCGCATCAGGGAACGTGACGTCCGGTTTCATCGGGGTTATGTCGGCGCCGAACACGGACTTGGACAGGCACATAAGGGTGTAGACGATGTCGGCGAGGGCCGGCCGCCAGTAGTTCAGCTTCTTCGCGCGGGTCAGCAGCGTCCGCCGCTCGCGCGCCTCGACCTCGGTGGCGGTCATGGCGGTGGTGGCGGTCTCGCCGAAGGTCTGCTGGGAGTAGCCGGCGCGGGTGACGATCTGCTCGATCAGGTCCTCGCAGGTGTTCTTGTACTCCTCCCAGCGGATCGTGAACTGGTTCGGGGTGATCCCGGTCGCGTCCACGCCGGCGAGGATGTTCATGGGGACGTAGATCTCTTTGTCGACGTCGACCACGGCGCCCTTGCCGGCGCCCAGCGGGTCCAGGTATGACGGCGGCACGATGAGCCGACTCTTGGTGAGTCGGATCTCGCGGGCCCAGGTCGAGTAGGTCTCGTCCAAGGCGTCCATCAGCTGCTCGACGCCGGTGTAGTCGGAGCGGCCGAGGCTGGTGGCCTCGGGGATGTCGCGCCAGATGCGGTTGGGGAGCATGTTCGGCACGTAGGCGACGGTGTTGGCGTCGCCGAGGTCCGGCAGGTAGATGGTGTCGTTGTCGGTAAGGTTCTGCACCAGCGGCGCGGTCTCGGGGAAGTCCGTCAGCGGGACGGGTGCGCCGAGGATTTCCTGGTCCCCGACGTACACGGCGTGGGTGATGGTGTTGTCGGTGAGGACGTGGTTTTCGAGGTGGCGGGCTACCTCGGTGCCGTTGTCGGCGATGACGCGCCAGAACGTGACCTCGACGAGCCGGCCGCCGCGGAACACGGGGACGGCGGCGTCGGGGTGGACGATCTCGATCCAGGGTTCGTCGGCGATCGTCTGGTCGTAGACGGTGCGCAGGTACACGCCGGACAGGGCGGCGCACACCTCGGCGGCGTTGAGGAAGGTGGCGTGTAGCCGGTCGTCGAAGAGGTTCTCGAGCCAGTCGGCGGTGGCCTGGTTGCCTTCGCCGTCGGGCTGTTCGAACACTGGCCGCTTGGCGAACAGCAGGTCAGCGGACATGGACGCGATGTCGCCGGCAATGGGAACGTGGAGTTTGGTCCGCTTCTCACCCGGCGAGTTGCTCTGTCCCCAGAAGGTGCGGGTGATGTTGCCGAGGAGGCCGCCGCGATACTGGCCGGACCGGGGCATGGGCATGGCGGCCTCGCCGGTGGTGCGGAAGAAGCTGCGACCCATCGGGGAGTTGGCGCCGAGGTTGTAGTAGGCCCACGACAGCTGGTCGGGGTCGCCGCTGAACCACGCGGACCACAGCTTGATCTTGTGGCCGATGGGGTCGTATGCGGATGGCGGCCAGGGCTGGTCGATGCCGGTGACGGGCGGAAGTGCCACGGCGGTGCTCCTGTGTCAGAGGGTTGCCGTGTCGGCCGGTCGTGCCCGTGTCGGGCCAGTGTGGTGCTCGGGCTGCTGCTACTCGGAAGCTGCGTAGCCAAATGGCGTCGGCGAACACCGCCGATCCTCCCGATGCCGGGCTCGCCGCCGTCGCTCGTGGCCTTCGTCGATCAGCTCGGCGAGAACGGGATCGTCGCGAGTCCACGGCGGCAGCACCAGCGGCGTCTCGCCCGGGTCGGTGGTGAAGTACAGCAGCTCGGACGGCTTGACCGCCTGGTACAGCCGCATCGCACCCAGCGGTCCCTCGGCGCGGAACATCAGGTGCCCGGGATCAGCGGCGGCTTCGCAAGCCACGGCGGCTTTTCCTTGCGCGGGACAGCGGCAGCGTCGCTTGGCTCGTAGCGCTGGACCTCGATCACCAGCTCGAACATGGCGGTTTCCGGTGGGATCCGCACGCGCACGCCAGGTGCGATCTCGGTGTAGTCGCCGACGCGCACCGTGACCTTCTTGCCCTCCAGCTCCGGGTTGTGCTGAGGACAAAAGTGCTTGTCGCCGACCCTGGCCCAGCCGTTCTCCTCGAGGGTGAGGCTGATCCAGCCGTCGACCTCGTCGAGCTTGACCGGGTCGGGCGCTTCGAAGAACCCGCAGTTGACGCCCAACGTGGGCCGGGCACCGTCGCAGCCGAATCCGACGCGGATCATCCGCCGAGCCCCGGCATCTGTCCGGGCTGTGCGACCAGCAGCTGCGGCGCACCGGCGTTGAGCGTGTGCCGGACCTCGCACAGCAGCATGCCCTGTGCCATGACCACGCCGGGGTGAACCTCGGGGTCGGTGCGGCCGAGCATGCGGGCCTGCTTTAGCTCGAGGACGCAGATCGTGCACAGCGCCGACGGGGCGAGCTTGGCGAGCGCGACGGCGAGCTGGTCGGTGGCCGGCTCCGGTTCGATCGGCGTGACGATGACGCTCACTCGTGCACTCGCAGACCGAGGTCGCGGATCTCGACGCCGTTGGACATCGTGACGTCCAGTTGCTCGGTCTTGACCGCCTGCTGCTTCTGGTATTCGATCACGAGGTTCGGGACGCGGATCGCGGCGACCAGCTGGTCAGCCGGGAACACCGCGACCGGATTGCCCTTCTCGTCGTCGAACTGGAGGTAGCGGCCGACCTCGCGAAAGTCGTGGCAGTCCACGTTGAAGACGTTCGCCAGGGTGCCGTTGCTCTTGAGGTGAACCTCGAACCGTTTCGGTTCGGGTGGCGTCTTGCCCTCGGTGACGGGCTGCTCGTCGATCGAATGCATGTTCGAGAGTCTACGCCGCGAGCGGGACCTGTTCGAGGGTGCGCATCCAGTCTGTGCGGGTGGTGTGCAGCGCGTACCGCAGTGCGTCGGGCCCGTGGTCCGCCACCTTGATCGGCTTGTCTTCGCCGATCTTCTGCGCCTTCGGATCCCACGAGTAGCCCGAGAGCTCATCGATCAGCGACGGGCAAGCTCGGCTGATGCGCAGCCGGTCGTTGCCGAGCACGTTCGAGACGGTCCTGATCCCGTCCAGCACGTCGTTGTCGGCCAGCCAGCTGTTGACGCCGTCCTCGTTCAGCTGCACACGGAAGCTCGCGGCCGACGGGTCGACGACGATGTACCGCGGCCGAACCCCTTGCAGCTCGGTGCGCGGGATCGGCGCGGTCGCCAGGAACTGCCGGAACGCCGCGGAGTACTTCGCATCGGTGAGCTGGCGTTGCATCCGCGCCGAGTCGTAGCGGTATTCGGCGGTGACGTACAGCCGGCCGGTGTCAGCGCGGCCGACCAGCACGGCGTGGAAAGGGTTCGACGTGCCGTAGTCAATGCCGGCCACGAGCCAGTCCACGATCGGCGGGATGGCGCGCGGGTCGACGAGGTGCTGGTCGTGGTCGAGCATGTCGTAGATCGCGCCCTCGGCCGCCACCCACTCGCCGAGGATGAAACGGCGGTACCACAGGCCGCTGTAGCTGGTCTTCAGCTGGCGGATGAACGCGGCGGTCAGGAACGGGTTGTCGTCAAGCGTGAAGTGCCAGGAGCGGACGTTCGGGTTGCCGTTCAGCCACTTCGTCCGCACCCAGTGCGCCGGCGAATCAGGGTTGGTCGAGGCGAAGATCTGCGCCCCGGGCACCGACTGGCGGGCGACCAGCTGGTTGAAGAAGTCCTCCGGCAGCGTCGTCAGCTCTTCGACGAGTGAGCCGGCGCCGGTCAGACCGCGGATCTTCGGCTCTGCTTTGGCGTCGTTGCCGCCGATGACGTGGATGCGGCGGCCGAGGATCGTGCACATGGCGGCGCCGGGCGTGTACTCGACCGAGCGCGCGACCGCAGAGCCGACAAAGTCCGGGTCCATCAGCGGTGCCAGGACGTTGCGGTACGCGGTCTGTAGCGTCTTGCCGATGATGGTCAGTTCGCCGCGGCGCGGGGCGGTCGCGACGTAGTCCAGCCAGCGTAGGAGCCATACGACGGTCTTGCCGGAACGGACGGCGCCCTCGGCGATGTTGACCGGCGCGGTGGATTCGCGGAACGCCCGGATCTGCTTGACGGACAGGGCCATCAGCCGGCCGGCGGCGCGTCGTCGGGCAGCTCGGCGTTGCGGACGGCCAGCGCGAACTGCAACACCACGTCGCGGGCGTCGTCGTGGGAGTCGCGGGCCCGGTAGTCGGCCAGGCGTAGCTCGGCCGCGGTCGCCGCGGTGGCCGCGCGCAGCAGGTCGGCGACTTCGCGCGGCTCGGGTCGTTCGGTCGTCCAGCGGCGGATCGCACCGTCGGCCCCGGCCGGCTGCGCGTGGTCGGCCGTCGACACCGCGCGCTGCTGTAGCTCCTCGGCGATGTCCAGGTACCGCTGCTGAATCACGGCGCGGCGGGCAGCGAAATCAACCGCGCGAGCCTGGTTCGCCTCGGCGACCTGCGACCGGTCGAACGACAGGCCGAGCCGCTTGCACACGCGGGTGATCGTTGTGGCCGACCGGCCCAACTCGCGGCCGATCGCGTTCGCGCTACGGCCGTCGGCGTGCAGGCGCCGAATCTCGCCGATCTCGGCATCACTGACCGGCTGCGCCATCGGCCCCTCGCGCGCGTGGAAGTCGGAAGGTATGTCCCGTCGATGATCCCGCGTCTACGCGTTGGTGTCGAACGTTCGTGCGATTCGGTGCTGTGGAGAGGTGCCCGAGACAGCGCAAAGCCCCGGCCGCGTACGGTCGGGGCTTGCCGTGGTTGTCTAGGCCACGTTGCCGGGGGTCAATCCGGTGGATGGAGCGTCTCACCCGCTAGAGATCGTTTGGCATGAATCAGCCGTTTTGCGCGGTCGGTTTACGCAGATCGCAGTAACAACGGCTGTAGATCGCTTTGCACGGGCAGCGCAGTGGCCAGCTGGGCAACGTTCGGTGCCGCTGCGTCATGGCCCGCAGCCATTCGGTTCCGGTCATCACGGCTCGCGCTCCGTTCTGGCCGGCGCGCCGAACAGCGTGGCGATGTGGTCGAGTGCGGCGGCGACGTCGGCCGGGACGGGCTTGGCATCGAGCACAACAACGGTGACGCCGTCGCGGGGGATGCGGATGCCGTAGTCGACGGGCACGGCGCGGGCGGTGATCTGGTCGGTCATCGGTTTCTCCTGGTGTGAATCGTGGCCGCTACCACCTCGGGGTGGGCCAGCAGGGCGGCAGCCATGCGTCGCAGCGCCTCGGGGTTGTAGTCGTCGCCGCTCAGCTCCATCGTGATGTCTGGTCGCTCGCTTGGCGGTAGCGCTGCCATCAGCTGCCAGAGGTGTGCGCTCGACGGAAAGCTCACCGTCGTGCCGCCTTCCATAGCCGCCTGGTCTCGACGTATGCCATCCACAGCGCGAGTCCCAGCACGCTGATGCTGGCCCAGTCCTGTGCGATGGTGGCGAGTTCAGCCATCGTCGCCGACCGGTCCGAGTCGTCGTGCCACCTCGGCGCGGGCCCGCTTCGCCTCGGCCAGCAGCTCGCGCACGATCCGCTCGGGCTCGCGATGACCGCAGCGCGAGGGCCAGTCGGCAAGCAGGTCGTCAATCTCGGCCAGCCGCGCGTCGCTCATCGGCTCAAGCATCGGGGTCCCACCCCGTCCAGCTGCTGACCTTGCGCTGGAGCGGCTCGCGGCTGACGACGTCGGCGCGTTTCTCGGCGTCGAGGTCGGCGATGCGGTCGCGGGCGTAGTCCGGGTCGGTGCCGAGTGCGGCGTCGAACGTGCGGCCTCCGACGTAGGTGACGCGGATGCCGTACTCGGGGCGCAGCTGCCTGAGTGCGGCGATGAGCGCGGGCACGTCGGTGTCGGCCATCTGGCGTAGTTCGGCTACGCATTCGGGGTCGTCGCAGCGGCAGATGCGGTTGGCGCGTTGCTCGATTTCGTCGAGCTGTCCGGCGGTGAGCGGCTCCGGCTGGCCGGTCGCGGCGGTCACCGCGCCAGCTCCAGCGCGGCAGCGGCCAGGCGGCTGGCAGTGGCCACGTTGCGTTCGTGCTGGAGGTATCCGTGGTAGGCCTCGGCGCAGATCCAGCCGTTCGGGCCGACCTCGTGGCCGTTGGCGCGGGCCCAGTCGCGCATGGCGTCGTACCGTTGCCGGGCTTCTTCGCGTTCTGTCACTGTCTGTCCGTTTCGCCTAGTGATCGCTGCGGGCGCCGTAGCGCCGCGTTCGGGTGTCGTCTGGTCTCAGGACTCGCGGGAACGTGTGTTCGGCCGTCTCCGTGTCTCTCAGCGCCTGTCGCGGGGCTGTTCCCACTCGTGCGGCAGCCGGTAGAACCGCACCATCGGCGTACCGTCCATGCGGGCGGCCTTCTCGCCGACGACGCGGCCCTGTTTCTCCAGCAGCATCAGCGCGTTGCCGGCGTCGACGAGGCCGCAGCGGAGCCGGTCTGCGACGTCGCGGGCGCGCAGCGGGCCGTGTTCGGCGAGGACGCCGACGATGGCGTAGTGGCGACGCAGCGTCCGGCGTCCGATGCGCCGGGGCCGGCTCGCCTCGTCCTCGTCGTCCTCGCGCCAGGGTGCGAAGCTCATCGCGGGTGCTCCGTCCGCTCGATCTCGAACCACAGGATGATCTCGGCGTCACCGACGGACACCATGACGGTGTCGTCGGAGAGCGACTGGGCGCGGCCGATGCCGTACTGGTCGCAGTAGGCCTCGCGGGCTGCGGATATGGCCTGGAGCAGTTGCGCGTGGTCGTTCTGGCCGCTGTACATGGGCACGATCCATTCGCGGCGCTTGGTGGTGCGCTCGCGGGTGAACCAGGTGGCCATCAGCTCGCGCTCCCGTCGCGGGCGTCCAGCGCGGCGATGCGCGGGCCGAACCGGTGGTCGAGCTCGGCCAGGACGTGCCCGGCCTCGGCGGTCACCGCGTCGCCGTTCCACAGCGCTTCGATGAGGTCCCGCGCGCGCTCCACCGCCCGCACGTCGCCGTCTCGCGCGGCCAGATCCGGGCCAGCCTCCGGGTGCAGCTCGGCCACCAGCCGGCGGACGCGCCGGTACTTCTCCTCGGTGCTGTGACCGTCCCAGCCGCGGGCGTAGTACGGCGTCGGCTGCACGTGGGCGAACAGCTCCTCGTCGGCGGCGCTGATGTGCCAGCAGGCCTGTCCGGTCGGCAGCTCGATCGTCACCACGGCCCAGTCGGGCGCGGCCGGGTCGGTGTGGCCGATGTGCGACGGGTACTGAGCGGCGATCAGCGCCAGCAGGTGCGCGCGCTCGCGGTAGGCGGCGTTCAGGGCGTCCTTGGTACTCACCAGTTCGGCGGCGATGGCGTCGCCGTCCTGCTCGGCGGCCGGCTGCTCGTTCTGCTGCGCCAGCAGCTGCTCGCCGGCAACGACGAGGGCGTTCGCGGTGCGCAGGTGGTAGGTGTCGGCCAAGATCCCGTCGTGGTTCATCTGGTCCCAGACGCGGTACCCGGCGTAGCTGCCCGCGTGCAGCAGGACCGCGGCGACCAGTGCCGGGTCGGCGCCGGGGATGCGCTCGGCGAGCTGCTCCAACAGGGCCCAGGCGATCGGCTGGGCTTCAGCAAGCCTTTCGGGCTTGGCGGCCATCTTGCGGCGGACGCCTTCGGCCACTTCGACGGTGGAAGGGGCGGTCATCGGTCCCTCGTTTCGGGTCGGAAATCTGAAACTGACGGTTCGCGCGCTGGTCGTGCGGCTACGCGGTTGCGGTCTCGGTGGTGTGCGTGGTGGCGAGCTCGGCGGCGCGGATCGCCACGGCGCGGTGGTCGAGCGGCACGTCGTCGGCCTCCAGCTGCTCGCGGGCGGCGGCCATCAGCTGCTGCACGCGGGTCGGCGGCAGCGCGGCGAGCGTGGCCCGGGCCGCGTCGAACTCGGGGTCGGCCGGCTTCGGCGCTTCGATCGCGCGCAGCGGCGCCAGCTGCCGGGACCACTTCGATTCGACGTACACGAAGTGCGACTCGATGGCCTGCTGCACCGGGCGTGCGGGCAGCTCGCTGGCTGCGCGGAACAGCTGCGCACGCTGGGCTCGCAGGTAGCCGGGCACGTCGTCGGGGTCCCAGTCGGGCAGCGTCTGCGAGTAGTCCCGGTACTGCTCGGCACGCAGGTTGCGGACGCGTCGGATCTCGGCGGCGATGTCGGCCGGCGAGATGAAACGCAGCTGGCCGCCGAGCTTCTTCAGTGCGGTCTTGGCGTCGGGGAACGGGTAGTCCTCAAGTACGAGTTCCCATGCGTCGGGGGTGAACTCGTCGAAGCGCTGTGCCGGGCACAGGGCTTTGACCATGCCGATGATCGTGGCGATCTCCTTGGGGTTCATGCTTCACGCGCCTTCCTAGCGGCGGCCCGGGCCAGGTAGCGGTTGAGGTGTGCTTCGGTGCCGAGGTCGTCGGCGGCCTGCGAAGCGCCGGCGCGGGGCCGGGTGGCGTTCATGACCTCGTTGACGATCGACGGCAACGTGGAGGGGTCCTTGCCACGGGTGGCCCACGCTTCGAGGCCGGCGGCGATGTCGGCGGGCGCAATGCCTTCGCCGAGCATGGTCTTGATGTGCTTGCCAACGCGTCCGATGACGGAGCCGGGTGGCCGCTTCGGGACGTTGCGGATCCAGTAGCCGATCAACTGGTCGACGGTCTCCGGGGGAGCGTCGGCTGCCGGTGTCTCGTCGACGGCGCCGGCACCGCCCTCGATGATCGCCAGGAGCGGTTGTTGCCGCGGCGACTCGTCGCCCCGCGCCGGAGGCGAGGGGTTGGCAGAAGGGTCTGGTTCTTGGAGATATGCGCATGCGCGCGCGCGGGACCCTTCCGAAAAGGATTCGGGCACCCATGAAGGAAGGGTTTCCGGAAGGGTTCCCGGCGAGTCGCTGACCTGCTCACTCGCCTCTGGTGTGGGAGCAAACTGGTCCAAATCGTCGGGCAGGGTTCCAGCGTTCCTTGGCAGAACCCTTCCTTCAAGAGGTGCCGGATCTGTTTCCGGAAGGGTTCCCGCATCCCTTTCCGGAACCCTTCCGGGACCCTTCGGGTCGGGAGTTGGCTCCGGCACCGGAAGAGTGCGGCGAAGGGTCTCGATACAACCCTCAACCGTCGCCCGCGCCGACGGGCCGCCGGACTTCGTCGGCTCGTTCTTCACCTCATCCAGCGGGATCCGGTCGAGTTCGGCCAGCAGCGCCCGGCGAATCTTCGGCGACATGATCTCGGCCGCGTCCTTCACCATCGTCTGCATGACGTTCGGCAGCTTGTACACCTCGTCGCCGCGGATGAACGTGCGGATCAGCACCTCCTCGGTTTCGTCGTCCCAGACGACGAACCGGGCCCGGTCGAGCTCGGACAGCAGCCGCAGCGCCTGCTTGCTGTCCAGGTCGGCGGCCGAATTCGCCCAGCGCCGCAGCGTCACCGGCAGGACGCCGGCCTTGGACAGGTTCTTCTGCGTCAGCAGGAAGAAATAGAACCGCTGCGGTGCCTGGTCGAGCGCAAGGAAGTCCTTGTCGTCCCAGATCCGCGAGAAGATACGGCCGTAGTCGCGGGCCATCAGCGGGTGTCCGTTCGGGTGGTGTGGCGCACTGTGGCCGCCTTCCTGGTCGTGGTGTTCTGAACTACGCGGCGTCGGCCGCGGTCGGGTCCGGGAACAGCGGCACGGCGTCGCCGGCGGCGCGGACCGCGCGGGTGTGGCTGGCCTGCGCCTTGTGCTGCTCGGCGTCGTAGACCAGGTGGCAGCGCTGGCAGAGTGCGGCCAGGTTGGCCGGGTCGCAGTTCTCTGGCGCGTGGTCCCGGTGCGCGACGGTCAGCACCACCTTGGAGCCGGTGAGCGGGTGCGGCCGGCCGTTGACGGCCGTGCACCGGTCCTCCTCGTGCGGTACGGCGCCGCACCAGCCGGTGCACTCGCAGCGGCCCTGCGCGCGCTCGGTGCGGATGCGCAGGCTGATCTGCGGCCAGTCCGCGGGGTAGCGGTCGCGCATCTCCGCGCGGATCGGCATCAGACGCCGCCCTTGTTGATCTCAGCCATTTGCTGTATCCCGTCTACGTAATCTGTGTGAGATGGGCGGCCGGTGCGCCCCGCCCATTCCGGGGCGCACCGGCCTGGGTGCCCGCCGTCCGCCGGGGGGTGACGGTCGGCAGGCGGTCTATGCGTGCTGTCGCATCCGAGCCCGCGTCGCCCGCCGCAGCACGGCCTTGACCGTCACGCCGGTAGCGTCCGCGACCCGTTGCGCCACCGTGCGGTCGCCCATCGGCAACAGCTCGGCCAGTCGGATCGCCTCGGCCCGGCTCGGGCGCACCGGCAGTCCGGACAGCGCGCGTTCAATCACCACCAGGTCGATGGGGCCCCGGTCGGTGTCGATGGTCAGGCCGTCCGACGGGATGCTGCGGTCGTAGGAGCGGGCGGTCACCGCCCACCGCCGATCCCCGCGTACTCGCGGTACTCCGCGGCGGTGAACCGCACCGTCGGCGCCTGATCAGCCGTGGAGGATGCTTTGCGGGCGGCGGCCAGGAACTCCGGGGACGGGCCGGGCGGCACCGTTCCGCGGTGATGTCCCCATCCCGGCGCGACCGGGCGTACCCTGGTCCCCGGCTTGGGCCGGCCCGCGGGCTGCGAGTCGGCCCGGGCCTGGCGGAAGCGGTCGGCCCGCCCCGCCGCCCGGGCGGCCGACAGGCTGTAGCCGGCGACCCAGACCAGCGCGACCACCGAGCAGTAGTCGAGCCCGACGGCGGCGATGAGCGTGGTGTCGGTGCAGTGGCGAGCGGCGATGGTCGTGGCGATGGTGGCGACCTCGGCCAGCAGGGTCGCGCAGAGTGCGTAGACGGCGGCCTTACGGCCGGTGTGGTGCGGGCGCCGGGTCATTGCCGGGCCCCCTTCACATGGTTCGCCCCGGCGATCCAGCCCGAGTGCAGTTCCTGAAGCCGGATGCCGTACTTCCTGCGGGCGGCGGCGAGTTCCTTCTCGGTCAGTCCGCCCCACATCGACCACGTCTCGTGCTCGACGCCCCAGAGCATGCATTCGCGCCGGACAGGGCAGCCCTGGCAGATGCGCCGGGCGATGGGGATCGTGGTCGGGGTGAGGTCTTCGAACAGCGCGCGGCCACCGGGCGTGTTGCAGGCGGCGGCAGACAGGTCGGGGTAGTTCATGCTGCACGCCCCTGTCCGGTCAGCGTCTGCGCGCCGAGCACCCGGCGCAGATCGGCGACGCCCTTGACGGTCACCCGCACCTGCGGCGGGTCGAGCACCAGCTCGCCGGTGCGCGGGTGGTAGTGCGACGACGGCAGCTCGGACAGGCGGCCGGTCTCGACCGCGACCTGCTTGATGCGCCACCGGCCGTCGCCGGCGCGGTAGGTCCAGCCGAGCCGCGCCAGGACCGTGAACAGCCGGTCGCGGCCGATCTTGATGCCGTCGCGGGTCAGGATCTTCGCGGCGTCGGCCACGCTGTAGTCGCCGTTCGCCGAGGCGAGGGCCTGCCAGGACTCGGCGGCCGGCGCCAGCTCGGCCACGCGGGCCTCAGCGGCCAGGCGGCCGAGCTCGGCGTCACGCGCCAGCTCGATCAGCTCCAGCCGGGACAGCTCCCGGGGCGCCGCCGGGGCGCCGTAGGAGCCGGTGCGCCGGATCGACGGGACGACCTCCTCGGCCAGCCAGTCCTGGAACTGCTCGGCCGCCATCAGGTTGCTGCGCATCACGAGCCGGTACACGCCCGGCTCGCTGATGATGGTCACCCGCTGCCTGCCGCCGGGGGTGTCGGACTCGCCGACACCCTTCATGCGCTCGGGCAGTCGGCTCACCGCGTCGCGGCCGTTGGCGTAGCCGAGGATCGCGGTCACGTCCGAGGCGACGAACCACGGCTCGCCGTCGACCAGGACGGTGCGCACCTGCTCGCCGGTGACGGGAAAGGTGTACGGGGTCAGATCGCTCATGCTGCTGCCCTCCGGGTGGTGTCTGTGGGGCGCGGCAGGAACACGGGGTCCGTCCCGCCGAACGTGCGGTCCGCGGCCGGGTCGTGGCCGCGCTCGCCGGCCGCCGGGGACCGGCGCAGCATCCCCGTGGTCAGGTGGTAGTCGTGCGCCACGGTCCAGTCAATGTCGCGGCGCGTCGCGTGCATCAGCTCGGTGATGGCCTGCTGCTGCGTGTCGGTCAGGAACAGCGCGGCCGGGCGGAAGTCCCAGGCGAGGACGGTCCCGTCCGGCTGGATGCGCAGGTGGTTGACCTGCTTGCGGCTGTTGCCGCCGGCAGCGCGGCGCAGCTCGACCGCGAGCGCAGCGGTCCGCGACGTGCCAGTGCGCAGGGTGCGGATGCGGTTCACGCGGACGCACCCGCCTTCGCCTGCGCGACGTGCTCGGCCAGCCGTCGCCGCAGCACCCCGGCGCCGGTCGCCGTGATGGTGCCGCGTCCCAGCTCGACCGTGATGGCCTGCTCGACCTCGGCCCGGGCCTCGTCGCTGGTGACGTCCAGAATCATCTGGTCGAGCACGTCGTACTCGCTGAAGCCCTCGCCGTTGGCGTTCGGCCCGGGCGGTTCCGGCGGTTCCGGCGGCTCCGGAGCGGACGGTGCCGGGATCTCGCCAGTGTTCAGCGCGTGGATGACGGCGTCGACTTCCTTCGGCGTCAACTCGTTCGCGCTGGTGATGGTGCGGCCGGTAACCCGCGACATGAGCGCGTGACCGCCGGCCTTGGTGTGCCCCTGCTTCGTGAGCAGGGCGTGCATCGCCTTCATCTTTCCCCGGCTGACGCCCATCGCGTTCGCGGGCGGCTCCGCAGCGGCCGGGGGCTCCGGGGTACTCGGCAGCGGCACCAGGTCGTCCTCGGCGGTCAGCGTCTCGATGATGCTGCGGGCCTCGGCAGCCGAGAGCGTCTTCGGGTCGTCGACGCGGCGCCGCACCAGCTCCGACACGGCCCGGCCGCAGTCGTCGCCGTAGACGCTGCGCTTCACGCCGAGCAGCCGCACGATCTCGTTGATCTGCTCATCGGTGGCGGACGGGACGCTCGGCGACGGAGGCGGCAGCGGCCGGCCGGTCGCCGTGTTCCAGTCGTCGTCCGCGCGCGGCGGCTGCCGCGTCATCGAAGCGTCCGGAGCCTCACTCAGGTCCACCCGCGGCGCCGTGTACGAGCGCGGCGCGGTCGCACCCACCTCATCCAAGCCGAGCGACCGCAGCAGGCCATCGATCGTGAACTGCGGCAGCGGCAGCTCCTTACCCGGCGGCACCTGAAGACGCGTCGACCGAACCCCGGTCAGGAACGCCGACTGAGGCGCGTACATCTTCACGATCGCATCGCACTCGAACGGCAGGTTCTTCTCCGCGCGGATCTTCCACTCGCGCGCCTCCGACGGCTTGCCGCCCTCCATGACCACGACCAGCTCGAGCCGGGCCAGCAGGATCACGGGCCCGTCGTGCACGCGCAGGACGTCCAGGAACCGGCGCCACTTCTTCTTCGCCTCGTTCCACAGATCCATCGTGATCTGCACGTCCTCGGCCGGGGCCGGCCGCTTCTTCTCGGCGGCTTTCATCGCGGCGCGACGGTTGGCCTTGGCCTGCGCCTCGTCGGACAGCAGGTCCCACAGCTCGGTGAGGGAGTCCACGACGATCGCGTGAGGGCGGTCGCCGCGCGGCGCGGCCACGGAGGCCTGCGCCTGGCCGAGGATCGAGTTGAACGTGCCGTCGTGCTCGTTGATCTCGTACCGTGCGCCCGCTATCTCGCCGTACTGGTCGGCCGCGCCCTCGCCGAGCTCGATGTAGAAGGTGCGGTCGATCAGGTCGGACGCGCTGAACTGCGCGGCGCTGTAGGACTTGCCGGACTTCTCGATGCCGGCGATGCACAGCATCGGCCACGGCGGCTTCCCGGACGGACGCCGGGTCTTCAGCTCAGGAACGGACACGGGATGCCTCCCTGGTGTTGCAAGCCTCGGTCTCGGGGTCGACGGCGGCGTTGCCGCGCAGCGCCTCCAGCGCGTCGGCGTCAGCCCACACGCGGTCGGCGCCAGCCAGCAGCTGCTCCAGCCGCTCAGCGCTGCGCAGGTGCGACAGCGCGAGCGCGTCGGCGCGGTCGCCGAGCGGGCCGCCGGCGGTCTTTCGCTGCTGCTCGGCCAGCAGCCGCAGCATCGTGCGCGCGCGCTCGGTGGCGATGACGTCCAAGTTCGACATGGCGCTCACCGCCCCGCCGTCTCGTGCACGGGGTAGATGTCGACCTCGATGCCGATGGTGAGGACCACGCGGGTCCAGCCGCCGTCGTGGTGCTCGACGTGCTGGCCGCGCGGGTGACGCAGCGCCCACAGCATGTCGGTCGGGTCCAGGTCGTACGGGCGAGGCAGCGTGTGGCCGCCGACGAGGACGGTTCGGCCCCCGGCCGCAACGCCCGCGAGCACCTGGCGGCCGAGCCGCGTCAGCAGCTGCGCGTCGGACAGGTAGCGGGTCTGCCGGTCGGAGATGAGGATGTGGTGCGTCATCGTCCGGCCCCGCTCTCGCCCGGGACCTCGACGACCGTCACCGGCCCGTCGAAGGTCACGCGACGCCAGCGCCACACGCCGGTCTGGTAGCCCTGGTGCTCCGCGGCCCAGTGCCATTCGCCGGGCTCATCGAGGCGCTTCCACTTCTCGTCGGAGCCGTCGTGGAGCATGACGACGGTGCCGACCGGCGGCTCAGGGTCGTGTTCGTCCAGGACGTCACCAACCGCGAGGACTTCCTCGGCCTCGACGGCCGGGGCCGCACCGAACGCGGTCGCCAGCGGGGTGGACGACAGCAACTCGGCGGCCGCCGGTCGCGCGCCCTCGGCGTCGCAGTCCGCGCAGTTACGGCGCGGACGGCCCTCGTGCTCACCGCGCTCGTGCTCGGTGTAGACCTGGTTCACGCCCTCGGCGAACGCGATCAGCCGGTCCAGGTCCCGCATCACGGCCACGCCCTCGGCGATGCGGTCATCGAGCCTCTGCGCCATCAGCGACTTCGACAAGACGTCGTGCTTGGTGCGCTTGGTCAGGTCGCGCTTGTGCTGCGTCTCGACGGCGGCCAGCTCGCGACGCAGCCGACGGATGGTCTCCGGGTGGAAGGCGGCCATCAGAACGGCGCCCCGCCCTGGCCCCAACCCTCGGCCTCGCTCATCGCATCGGCGTAGGCGTCGGCCTCGCGGTCAGCCTCGGCCAGCTCCTCGGCGGTCATAACGTCGTGAATCGTCGGCTGGCCCTCGCGGTCGGCCTCCTCGGCGAGCTGCTCGAGCAGGCCGCACTCGACGGCGTGCAACAGCAGCGCCAGCGTGTAGGCGCGGTCGCCGGCGACCTCGCGCCGAGCTGAGTGGAACTTCTTCGTGTAGAGCGTCACGCGGTCCTGCTGCACGTCGGCCTCGTCGGCGAGCAGCTCCAGCACGAAGTTGCGGTCGATGTTCGCCACCTCAGGCCACCTCGGCCTTCGCGGTCGCGGCCAGGCCGGCGCAGTCCTGCTCGGCGAACAGCGCCGGCGCCCGGTCGGCCAGCATCCGCCAGCGGCGCCCGTCCTTGGCCGCGTCGTCGGCGTCGTCGTGGCGGCCGACGCGGCGGTACTGCTCGGCCTGGTGCTCGGCAGCCTCGGCGGACCGCTTCAGCGACCGCACGATGGTGAAGTCAGCCATCACGCCACCGAGCCCTTCAGCTGCGCCGCGACGCGGACGCTGAGCACGAGCTCCGACGCCGGAAGCGTCCTGATGTCGTGGTCGGCGAACTGCACGGTGACGCCGGTGCTGTCAACGGCCGTAACGGTGCCCTGGACGCCGAGGTACGGGTGCTCAGGGTCGTAGGTGATCACCACGTCACCGACGCCGAGGACGTCGACCGCGTCGTTCATCCGGTGCTGGGTGGCCCAGCGCTCGGCGTCGGTCGCCTCGGGCACGTCGACCCCCTTCAGCTGCGCGACGATCGGCGCGAGCGCCATCAGCAGCGCGGTGTTGTGCAGCAGCTCGGGCCGGGCCGTGACCGTGGCGAGGATCGCGGCGGTCTCCTCGGCCATGTACCGGCCGAGCGCGTCGTCGACCCACGTCTGGCCGTCGATGTCCTCGCGGCGCTTGCGGTCCTCGTCGAACAGCAGGCGGCAGGCGGCGTCACGCGAGGCGCGGACGTGCTCGGCCTCGGCGAGCGTCGCGGCGATCGCCAGCGAGCTGTCGGCACGCAGCTCGGACAGCACCTCGCCGGAGATGCCGGGGCGCGGGCGGGCGGGCGGCTCGGGGCGACGCTGCGCGGTCGCGCACGGGATCAGCGCCTCGTCGGTACGGTGGCGGTGCAGTACTCTGGTCATCGACCAGTCCTTTCTCTGGGGTTGCGCTCTCGGGATGGGTTGCTGGTTCGGAGCCCGACCTGTTGGAGCAGGTGCGGGCTCACTGCTTCTTGGCCCCGGCTGCGCGAGCGGCGCGGGTCTTGGCCGACTTCAGTTGGATGCCGCGGTAGAAGGCCTTGCGGGCGTTCTGTGCGAGCTGGATGACCTCGTCGTCCGGTAGGTCCGGGAATTGCTCCCGCACATCCCGTTCGAACCGGGCCTCGGCGGCCAGTCGCCCGGGTGCGCTGATGACGCTGCGCTGCGACTTCGGTGTCTTGGCCCACAGGGTTTCGGCACCCATCTGCGCGCGGAGTTTGCGTTGGGCCGGGGTCATGCCGCGATCTCGTCAAACGGTGCGTTGAGCAGGTTGGCGATCCGCTCGAGGGTTTCGCGGCTGGCGGTCTTCTGACCGCGTTCGAGCCGGGAGAGGTTGCTGCAGTTGATTTCGACCATGCGCGCTAGGGCCCTCAAGCCCAGCGGTTTGGCCTCCCGCAGCTCCCGGATGCGTGCTCCGTTCGCCTTCATATGGGCAACACTAGGCCAACCGTTGCCCATTCACAAGGGCAACAGGCGAACGGATTGGGCAACAGGCTCTCAGCTGCGAAAACAGTTGCCCCGACGGGTTATCGAACGCTTGTTCTAAACGGTCATCTTTCGGTCAAGCCCGGTCCAATCGGTTGCCTACTGTTGCCCAATCTCGGGCATGATGAGGCCATGACGAACGACTGGGACCGCCTGGCAAAGGCGATCCGCGAGCGGCGGCAAGTACTGGGCATGACCCAGCAGCAGCTTGCCGAAGCCGCCGGGGTCACACGGACTACGATCAAGAACCTCGAGGGCGCCCGGCAGCCCACAACGCGACCGCCGGCCAGCCTCCCCGCTGTGGAACATGCCCTTGGTTGGACGCTCGGGAGCGCACGCGCGATTCTCGCCGGCGGCAAACCCACCCCGATCGCCGGTGACGACACCTCCCCCGTGTCCGGCGGCGAACACGAACTCGAGATCGACCCCGAAGTCGGCGCCGTGGTCCGCAACACGGTGTTTGAGGTCGTCGGAGTACTCGAACCGGACATGCCTCTGAGCCGCATGCGCGAGATCGAGGCAATCGCCCTTGAGGCGGTCCGCCGACGCGGCGGAGTACCACGTCGCAGGCATAATCAGGCATCAGATGACGCGTCGAAGGGCACTGACAACCCTGAGTAAACGGACGTTCGAGTACAACGATGTAGAACCCTTGCGCGGAGCCTGCTACAGGGGCAAGGTGAGTTCCCAGCCCGTTTGAACATGGGCTTCGGTTCGGAGGGAACGCACGTGGACGATGACCAGGCCCCAATTTTAGATGTTGAACTGATCGTCGCCGACCTGAACGGGCCGGGCGCGGTTGGCGTCACCACCAAGGAAGGGCAACGGTTTCTTGTCGTGGACAAGACCTTCCCCAAGAACGACCCGCGCGCAAGGGCTCGCGCCTTCCGCGCATATCTGATGCAGGCCATCCCGAAGGCCATGGCCTGACCGACGGCCCCGGCCGCCGAGGGTACGCCTACGCCCTCGGCCGACCCGGCGCCTCACGGTTCCCGTACAGCCTGTCGTAGGCCTCCAGCGCCCGATCCGCCGCATCCTCCAGCGTGTAGTGATCGACCATGTCGTTCGATCTCCAGCCGCCGAGCACCTTCAGATCCCCGCGGTCGCCGCCATCGCGCAGGTACGTCCGGGCCCACAGATGCCGCCACATGTGCGCGTGGACCGGCCCGATGCCGGCTATCTGAGCCCGCCGCTCCAGCATCTTGTCGAGCCCCGAGTACGACAGGGCACGCGTACCGCCATACGCCAGCCACAGCGCCGGCAGATCACGGCGCGGCTGGGCCCGGCGCGCGCGCACATACCGGTCCAGGGCCAGCGCCGTCTCCGCGTCGAAGGCCACCCACCGGTCCCGGCCGCCCTTGCCATGAACCAGCGCACGCCGCGTCCGGACGTTCACCTCGGCCAGTTGAAGACCTACGATTTCCGAGGCCCGCGTACCGCTCGCCTTCAGCAGTCGCAGCAGCGCGATGTCGCGCTTGCCGACGAACGTGGTCGGGTCACAGGTGTCCAGCAGCGCCTGATGCTGCTCGGGCTGAACGTGCGTCAGAACGCTGCCATCGTTGATCTCGGGCGGCTTGATGGCCTTCACCGCGTCCTCGGTGAACTCACCCTCATCGACGGCCCAGGCGACGAACGCACGCACGCCCTTGAGGTAGTCACGCGACGTGGACACCTTGCGGCCGTAGTCCTTCTTGCAGGCGACGACGTACCGCTGGACGCTCTCCTTGTCGAAGGTGGGCTCGACGTTCTGGTCGGCGCACCACTCGCGGTAGGCATTGACGCCGCGCTTGTAGAGGTTCCGGGTGCCGACGGCGAAGTCGGCTACTTCCATCGCCAGCTGCCATGATTCGATCAAGGCATCCAGTGCGTTCTGCCCGTCATCGCTCATGTCGAGAAGGGTAGAGGTAATTGGACCCTGAGAGCCATGCTTTCTTGAACCTGGCAGCGGTATCCTCTTTTTGAGGCTATGACCTGCGTGTTTTCTGACTCTGCGAGAGTCTGAAGGGGCTCATTACCTCGGTGGTAACGCGGCTGTAGCGCCATGCTGGCGAGCGTTTCACCACGGGGCTGGTAACAGCCATGCTTTCAGGTAATTCGTACCTAGTATCAAGCGCCTGAGAGTGCCTCTTACGTCGCCGGAGCCCACGCTACGCCCTACCCTGTCCCCATGAGACCTCAGACCGTCACCAAAGGAAGTCGCGCAGAAATCATGGATGCGCTCGACCGCGCTGGCCGCACCCACGCCAAGCCCGGACCAGCCGCACACGCCGGCCGCTACCGCAGCGCGCTGATCCAAGTGGGCCGCGGCGCCCGCGCCGTCGAGGTGGATGGCGTTCTGTACAAGGTCGGCGAGGAGTAGAGGTGCGACACTACCGGGTCGCCGAGGGCACCAAGGACGAGATCATGGCCGAGCTCGACCGCTACGGCCGGGACCGACTCCAGCAGGGCAAGCAGGCCGTGGCCGAGGAGTTCGCAGAAGCCTGGCGCGAGATTCGCGACGGCGCGACATGGGTCGAGGCTGACGGCGCCGTGTACCGGGTGGTGGAGGCATCGTGAAGCAGTACATGGTCATGGAGGGCGACCGCGCCGAGATCATCGACCAGCTCGAGCGCTGGCGCGACCACTGGACGTCGCACCGGGACCGCCAACGCGAAGTCGCGGATGCGCTCGCCGCGGTCCAGGCCGGCGCCGACGACGTGTGGGCGGTCGGCACCAGGTACCTCGTCGTCGAGGGCTGAGGCTGCCGGCGGGGGCGCGTATTCTCCCCGCGCCCCGGGAAATCGGCGTGGCAGTCTTCCATCAGGGTCCTGGCGGGAATACCGTAGGTAGTCCACCCACCTCCGTGGGTGATCAACTGAACAAGACCCGAGAGGACCACGACGTGCTCGACACGACGTGGGGAAGGTCTCTCGCCACCCAGGCCCCCGCGGGCCCAGTGGGCGACGACACCATCCCCCCAGCCGCCCAACCGCCGGGGCTGGTCCCCAGCGAGCTACCCCGGGCCGCGTGCCCGATCAACCCCAAGCCGCGGAACGACCGCGCCTACAAGGCCGCCTGCGCCGCCGCCGAAGGGGAACCCGTCCGCGAGTACGACGCCTTCGAAGTCGAGGAAGGCATGCGCGCCTGGTGCTGCGGACACTTCCTGACCGTCTCCGAGGTTCTGCACAAGCGCCTCGGCGACTTCGAGGAGCTGCACAGGCAGTTCACCGAGGCGTCCCTTGCTCACCCGTTCGTGCTGCTGATGCTCGAAGGCAACGGCACCACCACCGGCTGGATCATCGGCGAGCTCGACACCCCCGTGTACTGCCTGGCCTAACCCCCGGCACGCCGAGGCGCCCGACGCGCGGAATTCGTCGGGCGCCCTCGGCTCGGCCGTGGGCCCATCCTACGGAAGCAGGCGTATGACTCCGCACGAAACCGCCGTGCTGCTCGAGCACGGCGTCACCATGGACACGCTCGACGCGCTCGGCCGCGCCGGCATCACGACGCTGGCGCAGCTGGCCGACCGGGACCGCGGGCAGCTTGCCGACGTCCCGGGTGTCGGTCCGGCCGGCGCCGACACGATCGTGCGCGCACTCGGCAGGCTCATCGACCTCAGGTACAGCACGAAGTAGCGGAACGGCCAGACGCCCGGTCCTCGCGGCCGGGCGTCGGCGTGTCCGGGCTTAGTCCGAGGTCCACCGACCTCCTCGCCGCTACCGTTGCCACCTGCGCAGGCTTTCGAGGCTTTCGCGGGGGTGCTGATCGGCTTCGCCACCTCGGCATGCATACCTCGGCAACCGCTTGCGCGCCCCGGACTGATTCCAGTCTACGAGCCGTCACGGACATCTGGCGATCACACGCGGGCCGGGCGTAGCCTCACTCAGCGCACTGACCCGGGCCGAGGGGGGACACCATGGAAGATCTCAGCAGCACCATCACCACGCCGGTCGCTCCCGCACCGCGCCGCGGCTTCGGGCCGGCCGTGCTCGCCGCCACCGCGGTCGCCGCGCTCGCCGTCGGCTTCGGCGCCGGCTGGGCCAGCCACACCAGCAGCAGCGACAGCAGCTCGGCGACCACCGCCGTGCACGGCATGCTCCAGCTCCCCGACGGCGGCTACACCAGCGTCGGCAACACCTGCTCGGGCAGCGGCGGCTACCAGGACATCTCAGCGGGCGTGGCCGTGACGATCGGCGACCAGACCGGCAAGACCCTCGCCGTCACCAGCCTCCAGCCCGGGGTCTTCGGCGGCGGCGGCTGCCAGTTCACATTCAGCGCGAAGGTGGCGTCCGCCACGGCCTACACGGTGACGATCAGCCACAGGGGAACGCAGACCTTCACCCCGGCCGACGTCCCCGGCGGCTTCAACATGACGTTGAGCGCGGGCTGACCCGCGCTCAACGTCCCGCGCCGGCCAGCAGCGTCGCCGCCACCGACGCGCCGCCGACCACCAGGCCGACCGCACCCGAAGCGATCCACACCTTCTTCTCCAGCGAGAACAGCCGCCTGTCGTGACCGTCAAGACGCGCAGGATGGTCAGCGGTCTTGGCCGCCTGTTCCTCGAGCGTCCTGATGCGCGCCTCGTGATCGTGGCCCTGCTCGATCGTCGTCCGCATCATCGTCGCAACGTCGCGTAGGTCGCCGCGGATCCCGGCAACGTCGTTCCGCATCTCCTTGGTCTCGTCGTACAAGCGCATGACCAACATCGGATCGAGGGACGGCGGAGTAACCGGGACCGGGATCCCCGGCTGCGTGGTCATGTTGCCGGTCCCGGTGGCACCTCGGTCGGCGTGGCCGGCTGGGACGAGACGAACGGCTTCGGTTCGACCTGGAACACCTGCCGCAGCCCTGACTCCGCCGCGCCGGCCAGCAGGGACAGCAGGTCCCACCACCGGAGGTTGCCGCCACTGGCGAACAGCGCGGCGACGAACGCGTAGCCGGTCGCGCGTAGGAACCGCAGCGCCTGCGCCTTGGCGTGCGCGCTCACCGGTGCGTCGCCTCGATCAGGTAGGACAGCGGCACGTCCGGGTTGCCGGTCCGCTCCACGGTGATCTTCTGGATACCGGCCGGCAGCGGGCCACCGAAGGGATTGACCCTGCTGGCGTGGTCTCCGACCACGACGTTCGGGTAGTCGTGGGAGTAGCCCTCGCCGTCGACGTAGCCGACGACGTGGACGGTGGCGTCACCGCGGGTGGCGCCGAGGGAGAACCAGACGTTGCCCCAGCCGGCCGACCCGCGCTGCGCGGGTGGCGGCAGCACGATGGTCACCGCGCCGGCGCCCGGCGTGATCTCTCCTGTGGCGAAGCTGGGCATGTCGTCGTCCTCCGGATCTAAGCTGGGATTGGTTGCTGGCGCGGGCGCCGGATTGAGGGCCGCGACCAGCTGGCCGGTCGTGCCCCGGAACGCGTTGTAGTCCAGCGACTGGCCGCCGTCGGACGCCTGGTTCGTGAACTGATAGATCAGCGGCGTCATGCCGCCGTAGGGCTGCCAGCCGGCCGCGCCGTCGCCCGGGTAGATGGCGGCCGGCGAGCCGCTGCCGCCCGGGTACGCCGAGGAAACCAGCGCCACCCCCCGGTCCGCGACCGGCGCCAGGTCCGGGGAGCCGATCTGCTGCCAGTACCAGCGCGGCAGATACAGCAGCCGCAGGTTCAGGCCGGCGCCGCGCGCGGCGTCGATGTAGCCGAGGATCTGGGCCAGCGACGGCGCGAACGACCCGGCCGGCTCAGCGTCGAGCATCCCCGGCAGCGCCACGCTGCCCACGTTCGCTGCGGTGTGCGCGGCCTGCGCGTGCGAGTCCTCGCCGGACAGGAAGTGATACCAGATGAACGGCTTGCCCAGCTGCGCCGCCTGGCCGCGCCACGCCTGGTAGTCGCCGTCGGTGTAGTAAGTGCCCTCGGTCGTCTTGGCGATGACGAACGAGGCGTCCGCCAGGCGCGGCAGGTACAGGCCGGCCTGGTAGGACGAGATGTCCGGTCCGAAGATCGTCATCTAGCTCTCCTTCCCGAACTCCAGTTCGAATAGATGGTAGCGGTCTACAACTGACCGACGGCGATTACGTTGGCCAGAGCCGCCGCGCCCGCGCTGTTCGGGTGCAGATGGTCGCCGCTGTCGTAGACGGGCTTGATCGCACCGCCGGCGTCGATCGCGTTGTCGAAGTCGAACACGCCGTCGGCGCCCGTGCCGCCGCCGCGCACCCACTGGTTGTACGCGGCCAGCTGCGCCTCCCCGGCCGCGCTGTCGCCGTTCGAGCCGGACATCGAGGTCATAGTGGCGAGGAAGTACTTCAGGCCGGCCGCGTGTGTGGTGGCGATGAGCTGCTGCTTGGCCGTGATCAGCGTCTGCGCGGAGACGCCGGCACGAATGTCGTTGATGCCGCCGGCATCTATGACCGCACGCACGCCGGGTTGGTCCAGGACATCGACCTGCCACCGGTTCACCTCGGACAGCGCGAAAGACTGGTCGAAGGTGACCGCGCTGCCGCTGATGCCCTGATCGATCACAGCCAGACCGGCCGCCGCCGCGCGCGACGACAAGTAGTTCGGCCAGCGCGTATCCGTATCACCGTCGGTGCTCAGCCCGTCGGTGATGCTGTCGCCGATCGCCACCACGGTGGACGGGGCCACGGCCGGGACGTCCAGACCGTCCAAGAGGGCGTAGAACGAGAAATTGTTGCTGGTCGGGTAGTACTGGTCAACCGACGCGTCGCCGCCGTTGGAGTTGAAATTCGTCTCCTCGGCCACGTCATGCCGCGACGTGACCATGCCCGCACCGGGCGGGACGTAGATGCTGATCAGCAGGCGCGTGGCCGGTGCCGTCGCCAACGGGACCGGATCCGACACCACAGAGGCCCCGGCGGCTAGTGTCAGCGACGTCGAGCCGTTGAAGGTCACGTCGAGCGGCACGGCCTGCTGCGTGCTGCCGCCGTTCATCTGCGTGCCGATGGTGACATGGCCGATGACCGCGGGCGAGCTGGCGAACCGGTTGGACAGGTGCAGCCGCAACTCCGAGCCGCCGAGGCTCGTTCTGATCACCATACGCAACGTCTGGTTGTTCCAGCCGCCGCCGGCCGGCGCGTAGCCGAGAGCGGCATTCCACGTCGACGTCCAGCCGGCGCCGGTCGTCGCGGCCGGGGCCATTCCGCGCACCGCCGGTACCGTCGCTGCGCCAGCACCGAGCACCAGCAGCAGCGCGCCGAGCGCACGCGTCAGACGATTGGTCATTAGGTCTCTCCGTAGAGGTAGGCCGCCGAGCCCGCGATCAGGTTTCCGGCGAACGGGAACAGGGTGATGCTGGTGATCTGCGTGGAGGCCAGCCATGTGCCGCCGTAGACGCCGGCGTAGCCGTTGGTGGTGGAGTTCATCGAACTTGAGTAGCCGCTGACCTGTTTAAATGTGGCCCCGGACGCGTTCGGGATCATGAACTCGCCGGAGCCGATGTATCCGGACGTCGCAGTCGCCGCGGCCATGGTGCCCACCTCGATCAAGTTGGTGGTGCCTCCGCTGTTGCCCGGGTCCGGGGTGGCGTTGTTGACCTGGTTGATCTGGAACAGGTAGTGGCTGCTGGTGTCGCCGTTGAACTGCACGCACATGTAGGTGGCCGGGCTGGCGTTGTCAGAGCGCGCAGACCACGCGACGCGCAGCGTGCTGAACGCGGGCCCCGTCGGCACCGTGAAAGTGATCGAGGCCTGCGAGGACGACAGCAGCTGTTTCGCAATCAGCTGCCGGCCGTACACCCACGCCGACCCGTTCCACTGAGCAGTCAGGCCCGTGTCCGTCTCGAGAATCTGCGTGCCCGGATTCGGGCTGGCCGGGTGCGTGGTCGAGGTGACCGCGACCGGGCCCGACGTCAGGTGTGCGACCTGGCTCTGCAACACCGCCAGGCGCCGCTGCATCTCGGCGAGCCGGGCCCCGTACTGCTGCTCAAGCGGCGTCGGATACCGCGTCACGTCGACACACCCCCCAGGAAGAAGTCGGTCCGCTCCGCCTGCTGATCCGACGGCGGGTACACGGTCCAGCCGATGATCCGGCCGTCCACCGCCAGGCCGGGGCCGCCCGAGGCCGGCGCCGGATGCAGCGTCGAAGTGGCGATGAACATCACGTGGTCGCCCAGTTGCACCTGCTGCACGGTCGGCGTCTGGCCGCCGGCGATCGAGATGCGGGCCGCGGTCGGGGAGCGTTGCACCAGCTGCTGCCGGTAGTCGGCGTAGGCATCGATCTGCGACTGCGCGGAGATGACCGAGCCGGTGTAGGACACGGAGTCCTCGAGCAGCGGATAGCCGGCGGCAAGGTCGGCCGAGTCGAGGCCGTGGGTGCTGAAGTTGCTGACCCATGCGGCGCCGCCAGACCCGGAGGCGATCGCCAGCAGGCTATTGCTGCCCTGAGAACCGAGCCGCGGCCACATGTAGTCCGACACGCCACCGGGATGAATCATCTGGAGCTGCGTCTGCGTGTACGGCCGGCCCATGGTGGCGGCGGTCCCGATCCGTAGCGTAATGATCGGGGCCATGGTGCTGGAGAAACCAGGGTCGAAGCTGTATTCGAGATTGTATTTGGTACAGATCTGATTGACCGCGTCCAGGACTTTCGACAGGTTCGCGGCCGGGAAGGTCTCCGACACGGCGACGCCGGATTCGTTCGTGGTCATCACCAGCTGCGCCACCGCAGCCTGCGCGCCCTTTACCGACGTGCTCGTGGCGTAGTTGATCAGGTTGCGGATGATGTCGAACTGGTCCACGCCGTTGTAGATCTGGTCGTTGCGGATCTGTCGTTTCCCGAACAGCGCACCCAGCTCGTCGGCGATCACCGGCAGCTGGTTCGACACAGCGGACTGGTGCTGCCAGTCCCAGAGCTGGCCCGCCCACACGGGCCAGCCGTCCTGCATGGCCCACAGCAGCGTGCGGCGCGGCTCCAGCGCCGACAGCAGATGCGACGAGGCGCGGGTAGTCAGCTCCGTCAGGTCGAGCGTGCCCCGGAACTGCCCCGGCTGCCCGATGCCGCCCAGATTCCGGCTGAAGCTGGTGACGCGCAGCGGGATCCAGTCCGCGCGCAGTGCGCCCGTGACGACGTCGGTGGCGAAGTAGCGGTAGACGGACATCAGTTGAAGGAGGGGCCGACGCGAAGTGTTGGGTTCCGGAGTGAACTGCTATCTGTACCAGCAAAGACACTTTGCGTCGAGGTGTTGTTATTCAACAACTGAAAGGTAATTGTGTGCGTTCCATTCGAAGGTGTTGCATAAGCTGTGTACGTGCCAGACATGAAGGATCCGCCGGAATTTGCGGTCCAGTTATATTGACCACCGGGGACATTAGTTCCGTCTAGGGTGAAGAAGACGTACCCCGTATCGCCGGCGTGAGGTGTGGTTTGTGCCAGGTACCCAATTGTTCCCTCGATCTTGATCTCGGTTGCGCCATCCGTCGTAACCGACAGCGAGGCTAGGTTGCTGGCAACGCCGGGAGCAACGGTGACCGGCGAGGGAGTCGTCACCGTGACCGGTGTGAACGCAGCCGTCTTCGGCGCCCGCGCATTGCCGGACCCGTCCGACACCTGCATACGGCCGCTGCCCAGGTTGTGCACGTACAGCCCGGCCTGCCCGGTGATGCCGCCGCTGGTGTTGGCCACCGGCAGGATGCCACCGGACGCCACGGTGTAGACCCTGCTGTCGGTGATGTTGCCGCTTGTGATGCTGGAAGCGTTCGCCGCGACCGAGATCTGCGCCAGCAGCAGCGCGTTCGTCGGCAGCGTCGGAGCCACCGGCGACGGCGCCGGCGTCCCGGTCTGAAGCGCGATGACCGTGGTCGAGCTGCTGTTGCCGCTGTCCGTCACCCACGCGATGACGTTGTCGATGCGCGGGTTCGTCGGGTCGCTCGTGGCCACCGTCAGCGTCTGCGTCGTGTCCAGGCAGGCCGTGTACATGCCCGCCGTCGCCGACGCGCCGCCCTGCACGAACGCGGTACCGGCGTTGACGGTGATGTTCATCCCGGACGACGCGTTCACTTGCAGGGGATTCCCGGTGCCGTAGCGGACCCCGGGCCGCGCAGCAATACCGGTCGTGCCGGACGGTGACGCCCCGGTCAGGAACGCCGAGGCGAGTTGTAGACGCAGATCCTGCCCGGCCACGGCCACGCCGTCGAGCCACGCGCCCGGGTGGGCGTTGACGCTGGTCACCATGTCAGGCCTCCTATATCCATGCGTCGCGCCAGGCGACGGTCATCGTCGAGCCGGTCGAGCCGGTGCCGGTCACCCGGATGCCGGTCGTGCCCGGCGGCATCACCCACCAGCTGCTGCTCGTGTCGGCGGGGCGGTAGACGCCGTTCAGGAGCGCCTGCCGCTGGTTCAGGTCCACGGCCAGCACGTCGGTGGCGGCCAGCGTCAGGCCGCTGAAGCTGACGACCTGGCCGGTGGTCTGGTTCACCACTGCGGGGGTTGTGATCGGGCCGGTGATGGTGACCACCGGGCGCGTTTCGAAGGATCCGGCGTTGGTGCACGACACGGCCATGGCGGGGGCCCCGGCGGGCAGCGTGAACGGTGGCGTCAGCGGGGGCGCCAGGCCGGTCGCGGCGGCGGCCTGCGTCGCCGTGGCCTGATGCAGCACCGTCGAGTACTTGCGCGGGTCCGGCGCCACCAACGGCACCGAGAACACCACATCCACGAGCGTCGTGTAGGTCTCGACGATCGGGCCGGACCGGCGCACACCCAGCTGCACCGGCACCGGCTCATCCCACCGCAGCGTCGCCAGGGACGAGTCGCTGCCGACCGGGATCGCCTGGTGCAGGTACGCCCGGGCGACGTCCCGCAGCGCCTGGCTGCGGGCGGTCGCCTGCACCGTCAGCGTCAGCGTCCGGGGCCCGTAGAACTGCGGGGTGGCGTAGGCGCCGTGGTCGCCGGCCTTCTGCACGGTCTGCCCGACGGTGGCCACGCCGCCCATGCCGTCCCAGCTTTTCAGTAACCACCACGTGCCGTTCGCGTCCTGCGCGCCCAGCTCCAGATCCGTTGCCGGCCCGGCGCCGAGCGCTGGCGTGTAGGTGATACCGGCGGTGAAGTAGCCGAGGTCGGCCATCAGGACCTCACCGCCAACGTCAGATCACGCATGATCACCTGCTGCTGCTCAGGAGTCGGCAGCGTTGACCCGTAGTAGTTCAGGTTGATCACTGGCGCGCCGGCCTGCGGCGTGGTCCCGCCGACCTGCGGGATCCGGCCGCCGTAGGGGGCGCCGTAGTTCAGCGCGTCCAGATACGGCACACCGACCTGCTGCACAGCCTGTGCGGTCATCACGTACTCGCCGTTGCTGAGGCGTCGCAGGACGCTGTCCGAGGTGCCGGTGCCCGGCCCGGTCACCAGACCGCCCGCGGCCTGCCCCGGCACGAGGATGTGGCCGCCGACGACGTGGCCGATCTGCTGTGCGGCCTCCTCCAGCAGCTGCTGGTTCACCGACAGGTTGATAGCGGCGTTGACGTTGGTCTGGACCGACGATGGAATCAGGCCGATGGATTTCACATAGGCGTCAACCTGCTGCTTGCTGTACCCGTACTGACCAGCAGCGTTTTCCAGCTGCGTCACCATGTCCTGCATCTTCACGGCGACGAGGCCATCAGCCTCGCCCGACTGGGACAGCTGCCGGCCATAGTCCTCGATCTGCCGCGCGATCTGCGAGAACGCATCCCGGTTCGCCAACCCCTTCGTCGTGTTGGCGTCGAGGCTGGACCCGTTCTGATCAAGGGTGTCCTTCAGATTCAGCAGCTGGCTGCGGAACTGGTCCAGGGCCTGCGACTGCGACATGGCGTTTGTCATGAACTGGAACTTGTCGGTCGCGGTCTGCGTCGCGTTGGACAGGTTGGTGGTGGCGTCGGCGTTGTTCTGCGTCGCTCGGGCCGTGGACAGTGACTGGACGCCGGCCTTCTCCACTGCGGCGGCGTACTGCGGCAGGTCCTTGTTGACGTCGACGATGTGTAGGCCGTGCGCATTGGTGGCGTCGGCGAGCTGCTTGACGACCGCGGCGGCGCGGTCGGCGTTGCCGTTGGACACCATCGCCGCGAGGCTCGCGTCGTAGTTCTTCATGTCCTGCGTGGTGCCGAACGTGCCCTTGCCGAGTTCGATCATCCCGAGGCCCACCTGGGCGAACGAGTCGGTGACACCCTTGTTCGCGGCGCCCACTTCCTGCGCCATCTGCGAGTACTTGTCGAGGCCCAGCGTGGCGTTGTCTGTGGACGACTCGGACTGGAGCAGCGCCTGGGTGAACTGGTCGACGCTGGAGGCTGCTGCGCCACCACCGTAGATGACGTGGTTCAGGGCCTCGCCAACGCCGAAGATGCCCGCGACGACTCCGCCGGTGACCATGCCGACGATCCCCAGCTTGGATGCCAGGCCTTCCGTACCGCCGAGCGCGCCGGCAACCGAGCCGGCCTTCCCGGCGGCGTTCTCAGCCGCGTCAGAGAAAGCCGACATGGCGTTGGTGACGATGGTGACGCCCGATTTGATGGCGCCGGTCGCCAGGCCCCAGGCCTTTACCGCGACAACGACGGCCAGGATGCCCTCGGCGACCGGCGTCAACCAGCGCTGGTTGTCCTGGAGGAACTGCGCCGTGTCGCGCAGCAGCGGATCGACCACCCGCAGCCCGGCCGCGAGGTCGTTGCTGATGATGGGGATGATCGGTTCGAGGATCGTGAACAGCTGGTTGAAGATCGTTGCGACGTCGACCAGGTCGGTGGACAGTTGCGGCATCAGCGGCAGCAGCCCGGCCTCGACGTCGTTGACGAGCTGCATGAAGCCGGGCTCCAGCGTGGCAAGGGCCGGTCCGAGCGCGCCGGCAAGGGCCCCGGTGACCGTACCGACCGGACCGAGCAGCCCGTCAACCGCGCGGAACAGCGCACCGACGCCCTGAGCCGCGCCGCCTGCGTTGTAGTTCAGCCCGGACAGGAAGTCCGGCAGCCCAGTAGCGATCAGGTCGTGCACGCCGGCCGCGACCGCGTTGATCAGTGGCGCGGCCTGGACGCCGTCGGTGACGATCGCGTTCAGCAGCGGCGGCAGCGCCGACAGGAACTGGCCGAAGCCGCCTGTCACCAGCTGCGTGAACTTCATCGCGGACTGGTCGAAGGTTGGGTTCGCGAACAGGTTTCCGAACGCGATTGCGGTGTTCCCGAAGGCCCGCCCCGTGTTGGTCACGCCGACCTCGACGATCGGCAGCAGGTGCTGGCTGTCCTTCAGCATCTGCGTGAAGCCCGGCAGCATCGCCGTCTGCGCGTCCGCCTCCAGCAGGTGCAGGCTGGAGCGCATCGCCAGCACCTGGTCGACGAACGCCTTCCCGGCTGGGGTCAACTTCGCGTAGTCCCGGGCCATCATCGACGCGGCCTGGCCCGAGGAGGCGGCAGCCGCGGCGGCGGCCAGCTTCTGCTGCTCCTCGAGGTCGGCCAGCGCCTGCTTGGCCTTCGCGACCTGCTCGGCCGACTGGATCTGTTGCTGGGCGGCCTGTCGTTCGGCATCGGCCAGCTGCCGCTGAGCGTTCTGAATCTGCTCGGCGCTGCTGATCTCCTGGTTGGTCTGCTGCCGCTGGGCGTCGCCGAGCCGCTGCTGGGCGTTCGCCACCTGCTCAGCGCTGGAGATCTGCTGGTTCGCGGCGTCCCGGTTGGCGATCGCGACGGCGTGGTTCGCGTCGGCGACGGCGATCACCGCGTCGTGGAGTTTCTGCTGGGCGTCGACGACGGACGGCAGGCCGTCCGCGCCCTCGCTGTTGGCGCGGGTCGCGGCCTGCTGCGCCTCGGTCGCGCGCTGCTGCGCGTCGACGAGGGCCTGCTGAGCCTGCGCCACGGCCAGCGTGGACTGCTGCTTCTGGAGCTGCGTGGCCAGTGAATCGGCCTGCGTCGCCTTGTCGTTGCGCTCTGCCTGCTGGAGCGCGAGCTGCGCGGCCTGTACCGACAGGGTGGCGTCGGCGTTCGCGTTGTTGAGGTCGGCGATCTGGTTCGCAGCGTCCTGCTTGGCCAGCGTCAGGTCCCGCTGCGCCTGAGCCTCGGACACGAGTGCGGCCTGGTACCGCTGGCTGGCCGAGACCTCCGAGTCCGCGCTGTTCTCGGCTGCGATGGCGGCCTGCCGCTCGGCGTCGCCCTCGGATTGCTGGGCGTTGGCCACCTGCTCGGCGCTGGAGATTTGCTGCATCGCGGCCTGGCGGGTCGCATCGGCCACGCCCCGCTTCGCATTGGCGATCGACTCGGCCGACGCGATCGCCTGCTGCGCCGCCTGCCGCTCCGCATCGGCGATCGCCTGGTTCGCGTTGCGGATGGCGACCGCGTTGTTGAACGCGGTCAGCGCCATCTGCGCGCCGGATTCGCCCATGGCGCCGGACGCCTGCCCGGCCTCCCGCAGCACCTTGATGACGTCGCCGAGGCCCAGGACCAGGGTCGCGAGCCCACCGGCGGCGCCGGCAGCGATACTGGGGATCGCGCCGAGCGACGGCGCCAGCGAGATCATGGAGACGATCCGCAGGGCGGTGCCGGTGGCGTCGGCCGCCGACTTCAGCTGGTCCAGGCCCGACTTGCCGCTGTCGGCCTTCTGGCCGGCGTTCTCCAGTTTCTTCCCGCTGTCGTCCGCATCGTTCCCGAGCTCGGCCATGCTCTGCCGGAGCGCGGACGACGCGTTCTGGACCGCCGTGTAGGAGTTCCGCAGATCCTGCGCCGCGGCGTCGGAGACCTGCTGGCCCTCCTGCATGGCTCGGCGGAATTCGCTCTCGAAGTCGCCGCTGCCGGCCTTGTCCACCTTGACGGCGACGTGTGCCTCAGCGTGCGCTGACTCGGCAGCGGCCTTCACCTCGGCTTCGAGGCCTGCGGCGTCCGCGTCGATCCGGACCCGCGCGGCGACACCGTCGGTCGCCGCCTTCAGCTTCGCTTCGAGCTGCGCGCGGAATCCGTCGTCGCTGGCCTCGACCTGGACGTACGCCGAGGCGATGCGGAAGCCGTCAGACATCGGCGCCGCCGGTGGTCGCGAAGCTGAACAGATCGCTGTTGTGCTCGTCGAACGCTGCGACCGCCGGGCTGATCGGTGTCGGCGCCTTCCGGACCGGCGCGGCGGCGGGGACCGGAAGCAGGTTCGGGTCCTGCATCGGGCCGGCCGCGTAGGCGAGGGCCTTGGCGACCGCGCCACCGTAGGCAGGAAGCAGCGGCACCAGGCGGCAGAACCGCGGACCGCTCATGGCCTCCCACTCCTCTACACGGTGGAACACGGACAAATCAGACTCGACCGCGTCGATCAGGTCGAACGCCCACTGAGGTGGGATTAGTCTTTTGGGCCGGTCAGGGTCTCGATCATCACCATCTGGAGCTGGCGCAGGTGCGCGCGCGTCAGGCCCCTGTAGCTGCGCAGCGCCTCGACGAAGCCCTCGCCGACGAGCTCGGCGAAGCCCCACCACATAGCGTCGTCCAGGCCCTTGGAGCGTTCGATCTCGATGTACTCGTAGAGCACGCCGGCCGGGTGCTGGGCGGCGATGTAGTACTCGACGCCGTCGATCTCGCACAGGAACCGCTTTTCGACGGTGTCGGGGTCGAAGGCGTCGGCGGTCAGGTCGACGGCTGGCGCCGGACGCTCCGCTGGCGGCGTGGCGGTCGCCTTGCGGGTGCGGACGGTCTTGGTGGTGGGCATGGGTCGGGTCCTTTCTCGACGGCCCGCAGCGGCTGCGTCTGCGGGCCGGGCTGAACGAGAGGTCAGGGGTTACTGGGTCTGGTCGACCAGGTGGAACAGCTGGGTGGTGGGGGATACGTAGTAGGCCTGCCAGGTGACGTCGAACAGGGCGTTTTTCCCCTTGCCGCTGATCAGCTGGACCTTGGGCTTCGAGATCACCTTGCGGACGATGATCCGGCGCCGTGCCGGCAGACCGGTGGCCAGCGTCGGCGCCCACGTGTCGAAGATCAGGGCGCTGTAGTTCGGCTGCGTCACGTTGGACGCGGTCGTCGGCTCCAGCACGGTGTAGGCGGCGTTGACGGTGGTGGTGGTCAGGCTGTTGAGCGCGTTCGACAGGTTGGCGAGGGTGACCTCGCGCAACTGCGTCTTCAGCGTGATCTGCCGCTCGGTGGCCCGGGCGCCGACCAGGTCAATGAGCTGGTCGACCTTGAGGTCGTCGTAGGTGACGTCAATCTCGAGGGTGACGTCGGCCTCGGTGGCGCCGACACCGATCCACGAGCCGCCAGGAGGGCCAGCCGCGACGGTTGCGTTCGCGTCGGTCGGCTCGGCGGTGCCGAACGCGGCCACGTACAAGTCCCCGGGCCCCTGCACGAGGTTGTACGGGGTGATGGTCATCATGGCTCAGAACACCCCGTTCAGCTGGAAGACCGCGACGGTGACCGTGGCCACCGACGACAGGTCGAAGTAGATCGAGTTGAGGCCGTCGGACTGGTTGAAGTCCCGCGGGAACGGGCCGAAAAAAATCGGGTCCGTGTTCGAGGTCGGCAGCGCGCCCGTGAACGCGGTGACCGCCTGGCCCTCGATCAGCGTCCCGATGTTGATCGTGTAGTTCGACGCGGTCGCGCCGTTGATGATGGCGACCACCTGCTGGCCCGTGTTCGACCACTGGAAGCCGGTGAAACCCGTCATCGCCTGGTAGGTGCCGCGCAAGCCGACCTGCCGCGTGAACGGCTGGATCGTGCCCTGCTGGCTGAAGTTGTACCGAGCCATCAGCCCGTCATCCCTTCTTCTTTGGTAGGACCTTCTTCAGCGCCGGGTTCGACGCCTTTGCCTTCGGGCTGGCCTTGCGGCTCGAGGACGCGAGGATTGCTCGCGCGGCGCTGGGGCTGACCCCCTCCTTCTTCGCGATCTTGTTCGCTACCGCGTTGAACCCCGGGTGCGCCTTCTTCTTCGCTGCTGCCACTGCTTGTCACCTCCTCGACGGCGTCGGGGACGAGCAGGCCCATGGCGCGGTCGGCCGCGGCCTCCTCCTCGGAGACCTCGATCTCTTCCCAGGGCCGGAACACGGTTCGGATGATCGGCATCAGGTGCTCCCTGCGACCCAGACCAGCTGGATCTCCATCTGGAATCGGGCGTAGCCGGCGATGTCCGCCGGCATCCGGCGCGGCTCGGTCAGCAGCTGCGCCGACGTCACCGCGGCGTGCGCGTAGCCAGGCGCCGGCATCGACACCGCCCGGCCGGTGCCCTTGTCGAGGACGTAGACGGCGGCACGGATCTGCTCACACAGCTGCGCGGCTTTCCCCCATGGCGGCTTGTTCGAGACGTTGATCGGTGCGCCCGGCGTGCCGTCGCCGGTGGCGTTGACGGCCCAGCAGTTCACCGACACCACGGGTTCGGCCTGCGGCGAGTGGCTGGCCGGGGTCCCGCCGACCACGGCAACCGTCGCGAACCCGGCCGATACCCACGTCGGCAGCGGGCCGGCCGAGGGGATGCGCGGCAGGGTTGTGCCGACCATCGCCGACGACCAGCCGGGAATCTCGGCCAGCCAGCCGGCCGCGACGAGCTCCGAGTTCGGCAGCAGCAGGGTGCTCACTGGCCACCGTCCGGCGCGCGGTCGGCGTGCAGAGCCTCGAGAATCTCCAGCTGCCGCTGGTTCATCTCGACCAGCGCCGTGGTGTTCTCGTGGGTGTGCTGCGCGACCTCGGCGCTGATCTGGTCCGAGCGCTTGGCGGCGATCAGCAGGATCGCGCCCTGGAGCGCCGCCAGGCACGACAGCACCAGGTTGAGCAGGATGAACGGGTACGCGTCGAAGGCGTGGCCCGAGACGACGTTGTACGTCATCCACGCGGCCAGGAAGATGCAGGCGCCGGTGACGAAGGCCCACGATCCCATGCCGAGGCGCATCCGGTCGGCCGCGCGCTCGCCGAGGGTGAGCTGGTCGTGGTCCCGGACCGCGGGGTGTGCGGTCCACCAGTGGGCGACGAGACGGCGCATCAGGCACCTGCCGGGGCGAGGAGGTGAACGGCCAGCACCACGGCGGCGACCGCGGCGAGGATGGCGTAGGACTGGGCGACCGCGCGCAGCCGGCGGCCGGTCTCGGCCCGGGCCATGCCGATCGCCGCGGTGGTGGCGAGGATGAGCGCGGCCGAGCAGCTGGCCGCCGCGGTGCCGTGCAGGACGGCGTACGGCAGCGCCGGGACGATGCAGCCGGCGCCGGTGGCCGCGCCGATGACGACCGCAGCACCCAGGCCGTCGTCGGAGTCTGACTGCCACTGGCCGGCCGCCATACCGACGGCCTCGGCGGTGCCGACACCGACCGCGGCGGCCAAGACGAGGCCGAGCAGCACGCCGAGAAGCGACGTGCTGCCGTCGAACGTGCCGAAGACGGCCGGCTGAATCCAGCTGCGGCGGCCCATCAGCCGGACCGCTTGCGGTACAGCGCCGGCCGTAGGTACGGCTGCTCTGGGGTGTTGCCCTGGCGCGTGTGAGCGCCGACGCGGCGCCCAGTCTTGGTGACGTAGGGGCGCACCTCTTCTTCGCCGTGGAAGCCCATTTCGACCGCTGCCGCGTACGGGACGCGGCCCTCGTCGCTCTTGTCGTCGAACGAGCCGACGATCAGGACCGGTAGGCCGTCGGCCGTCTCCTGCACGTCGTGGTCGAGGGATCCGGCGAGGCGGCCGGTCAGCTTGGGGCATGCGCGTTCGGCGTCGGCAGTCATGTCCGGGCCGAGGTTCTTCTCGAAGAGTTCGGCGACTCCGGCCGCGAGCCATGCGCGGATGTCAGCCTCGGAGGCCATCTCAACGCGCGTGTCAGCCATCGGAGCCGCCCTCTACGGATCGGTTCAGGTATCAGGCTCCGAACCCGCGTTTACGGCGGGCGGCTGACGAAGCTGCGATCAGAGTAGCGCAGGATCGAACTGGTGTTCTAGCTTTGCGGCGGCGTGACCGAGAAGCCATTCACCGCGTAGGCCGCCGTGGTGATGTTCACTGAGGCTGGGCCCGAGGTCGGCAGGAACAGCTGGAACGCGTACGGCGCCAGGCGGTCGCCGTCGGCCGCGGTCAGGTTCACGCCCACCTGCCAGTACCAGTTCCCGAGGAACGTCAGGGCCGGCGGGTCGGTGGCGATCAGCTGGAGGTTGATCGAGCCGGTCTGGTCGAGCTTTGCAACGGTGCGGGTCGGCATCAGCACCACCGATGAGCCGTTGTCGACCATGCGGGTCAGGCCGCCGGCCGGGGAGAACGTGACGCTGCCGCCGCACGGCTGACCATCGAGCGTCAGCCAAGTGCCGGTGACGGACTTCAGCGGGACATCAGCGGGCAGCGTCACGATGTGCTCCTCGGAAACTCAGCGGGTCACGCGGCCGGGGTGGTGCCGGCGGGGTCGGCCGCCGGCGGGTTCGACGCCATGCCGGTCGGGTTGGCCGGCACGCTGGTGTCGGCGGCCGGGGTCTGCTCGGCGGGCGCCGGGGCGGTCGCCGCGGGGGCCGGGTCCGTGGCCGGCTGCTCGGTGGCGGCCGGCGCCGGGTCCGACGCGGCCGGGGCCGGGGTCGGGTCCTGCTTGCCGAGGACGTGGTTCACCAGCGCCGCCTCGACCGCGTACACGTGGCTCGTGAGCTCGGCGGTCAGGCCCTGCACGTAGGTCCGGACCTGGTCGGCGTCGACCTTGTCCTTGACCTCGTTCCACGCGGTGTCGATGCGCTCGACGATCGCGGCCTTGATCTCTTCCAGGGTCATGCTGCCCTCCTGTGGGCTGACGGGTACCGCGGTACCTCTCGGGTGGGGAATCGGCCGGCAGCGACCGCGTGGGCGGCGTACTGCCGGACGCTCTTCGGCATGTCGGCGGCGCCGGTACCGAGAAGCTTGGACGCGGCGGCCAGACGGAGCCGGTGCGACTCCGACGGCCGCGAGAACCCGCGCAGAATCGACCTGCGCGCCTCGTGCTGGAGCGATGCGGGCAGGTCCGGCTGGCCTGATGCCGAGCCGAGCCAGACCACGACCATGCACCGGCAGTGTGGATGACGCGGCGGACGCATCAGCGGCTGGCCCGGTGGCCACGGCGCGGGCGGTCGGTGCGGGCCGAACGTGGCGAACTCGTCGAACCACACGCCGGTCGCCGGGTTCGCGACGTGGCCGGCCAGCGCCGTACACACCACGCACGCGTCACGCTCAGCGATCCACAGCAGTTCGGCGCCGAGGTGCCGTGCCGAGGCCTTGACCGCGTCGTTGGCGGCGCGGTTCACGGCCCAGCCAGCAGCGAGCTCGACCGAGGCCGGGGCCCGGTCTGCGACCGCCAGCGCGGCGCGGGCCTGCTCGGCAGTGTCAGCGCTGCGCAGCGCCTGCACGGCGTCGGCCAGGTGCGCGGCGGCCTGGTCGCCGGCGGCGTCGGCCACGGCGGTGACGGTGCGCTCGAGCGTGGCCGGCGGCAGGTCGGCGAGCGTCAGGCCGATCTGGGCGGCGGCGTTGACGCTGCCGGTGCGCGCTGCGGCCTCGGCCGCGGCGATCAGCCGGTCGGCGACGGCCTGCGGGTCGAGGTCTGCGGCGACGGCAGAGAGCTGAGCGACGATGCGGGCCCGGGCCGTGGGCGGGAGGTCGCCGCCAATGGTGGCGGCGCGCAGCATCCGGTTCAGGGTGGCGAGCGCGGACCGCAGCGGCCACGAGGCGGCGCTGGCCGCAGCGAGTTCCTGGAGTAGCAGCGTCGCTGCCTGCTGCTCGGCCAGCGCCTGTAGGTCCGGCGGCGGCCGGTACTGCTGGGGTGGGGCGAGCGTCGGCGTGGTCATCCGCCGACCGCCGTCATCACGACCCACACGTCAGCGGGGATGCCGTAGGACGGGTAGATGGTCACGCCGGTGACCGCGTAGGTGATGTTGGTCTGTTGGTCGGTGATCCGGTCGTCGTCGCGGACGTCGGTTCCCTTCGGCAGCAGGCACGAGTAGGTGGTGACCTGCCGTGGTGTGCCGGTCGCCGGGTCCTGCGTGATTTTCGCCGCGTAGGCGAACACCGCCGGGACGTCGATGGCCACCGGCTCGCTGTTGATGTCCTGCGGGTCGCCGTAGGCGTCAAGCTGTGTGAGGCGCGAGATGGTGACCTTGGTGTTCGGCGGCATCAGCACGCTGCATCACCAGCCGACGAGCGGCGCGTTCGGCAGGGCGCCGTGCTGCCGCAGGATCTGAAGCGCGCGCGGGCTCAGCACCGGCAGCGCACTGCCCGCGGTGCCGGCGGCACGCTGGAACGACAGGCCTCCGACGGAGACGGACTGGAGCCGCTGCTTTACGCCGGTATCGTCGTCCTGGTCCACGAGCCATGCGACCTGTGCACAGGTGGCGTCGCGGAAGGCCTCGATGGTGAAGCCGTCGGTGGGATAGCCGTTCGGGTCGGTCTGGTACACCGAGGCGACCATGGCCGCGTCGACATCGGCGGACGCCAGGGCCAGCAGCTGCTGCACGCGGGCCGGGGTGGTGACGGCGTCCCCGGACCACTGCTGGTAGTCGGCGAGGGTGGCGTAGACCCGCTGCATCAGCGGCGCGGCTTCCGGGTGGTGTGCCGCTCGCGGAAGCCGGGCGGTTCGGCCAGCTCCGGCAGCACGTCCGCCTCGGGCAGCAGCTCGGCGTCAGGCGGCGGCGTCCCAATCCGGGTAACCGCATCGGCGCCGCCGTCGTCCTCGCCGGTGCCGTCAGCCTTCGGCACCAGCTCGGTCTCGGGCAGCGCCGATGCGGCGTCTGCCGGCGGGTCGCAGCGGCGCAGCATCCCCGCCCTGATCTGGTCGGCGATGAACGCGGGCAGCGGCTCGCCGAACCCGAAGGTGCCACCCGTCTCGGGGTTCTCGTAGTAGCTCAGCTCGTCGTCCATCGCCGGGTCTCCTTAGTAGGGTCAGCCGCGGGTGCCCGCGGGCGCGTACGGCTCCATCAGGACCCACAGCGTCGTGACGCCGAGGGTGCCGGTGAAGTTGAGCAGGAGCGAACCGTCGGGCTGGAGCACGCGGCCGGACGTGAACGGGCCGAGGTAGTACGTGCCGACCGTGTTCACGTTGACGGTGATGTCGCCCGTGTTCGCCGAGGGGAAGACGGGCGCCTCGTTCGGAACGTCCGTCAGCGGCTGCGTCGCCTTGACCACGACCGAGAACGCGGTGCCCGCGGTGGTGGTGTTGACGACCAGCGCGATCCGCTCGGGCAGGAACGTGGCCTGACCGTAGCTGCCGCCGGACAGGGAGCCGGCGAACAGGGACTGCGGGATGCTCAGGCCGTTGGAGACGTCGCCGGCGACCAGCGAATAGGCGGTCGCGGGCTGCACGCTGCCGTTGTTGACCAGCTGCGCGACGTTCGCGGCGACCAGCGGAGTGGTGGGTGCCATGATCAGACCTCAGATTCCTGTCGGGCGCTGCACGTAGGCGACGGCCATGGCCTCGGGGTGGACGACCTTCGCGCCGTAGACGTGCAGGCCGCGCATGCCGTCAGCGATGACGGCCTGGAGCCGCAGCGCCTCGGTCTCGGTGATCTGCTCGGCGTAGGTGGTGGCCATCGGGTGGCCGGCCTGGATGACCCAGTTGCCCTGGCCGCCGTTCGCCGACGGGTTGTAGTTGACGGCGTTGTTCGACTTCATCAGGTTGAAGCCGGCCGCCTGGCCGAGGTAGCCGCGCTGCATGACGTCGCCGGGGCCGCCGTTGTTGCCGGGGAACTGGATGAACGCCTGCGTCTGCTCCATCAGGACCGCGGCCCACGGCGGCAGGATCGCGTACCGGCCCTCGTCCGGGACGTTGGCCTGGTCCAGCTTCACCTTCAGCGGCTGGAGCACGGTGGTGAAGAAGTCCGCCGGGTGGGTGCTGGAGTAGGTCGCCGGGGTGATCGGCGACGCGGACGTACCGACGGCGTTGGCCGGCGCCGACTGGGTGTACAGCCCGGCCAGGTACTGGTCGGCCTGGTCGGCGATGCGGTACGCCGCACGCGTCTCCATCCAGTCCATCATGTTGCCGGCGGCCTGCCGCTTGTCGACGTCGTCGACCTGCGTGGCCCAGTAGTAGGCCTGGTCGACGACGAGGGTCTGGCCGGCGTCGGTGACGGGCTGGTAGGTGATCGACTGGTTCGGGGTGTACTTGCTGATGGTCGGGTCGCCCAGCGACGTGATGTGGACGGTGTCGCCGGGTCCGGAGATCTCGCCCTCGTAGTCGCGGTTGCAGACCATCGGGCCGCCGAACACGAGACTCTTCTGGAGGGCCCCGAGCAGGACCTTGGACCAGACTTCCGGTTTGAAGTGGTTGATCGTCACGGCTGTGCCTCACTGGGTGGTGGGGTTGCCGTGTCGGCGGATCTGGTCCTGGCAGCGGTGCCGTGTCGGTCACCGCGCGGTACCGCGGGGTGGTGCAGGGGCCTGCGTCAGCTGGACATGTAGTTCTTCAGCAGGCCTTTGCTGATCGCCTCCGTCAGCGCCGACGGGGTGGCGCGGGCGACGTCCTCGGCGGTCCACTGGCGCTGTCCGCCCGGGGCGCCCTCGAACGAGGTCGCGGTGGAGCGGGCCGGCGCCGGCGGCGTGGCCGGGGTCGTCGCGGTGGTGGCGTAGCGGGGGTTGGCCTTGACGGCCTCGGCGATCGCCGCGTTGATCCCGGCCGTGTCGGTCGGGTCCAGGTCGGCGATCGACGACAGGAACGCGCGGGAGTCCAGGAGGGCGTCGCCGTCGGCGCCGAGCCGTCCGGCCGCGGGGCGGCCGGCGGTGT